TTAGCAAATCCGGTCAATGTGATCTTGTTCATTTGGTCATCTCCAGTTGGTTAAAATTTAAACAGGCCTCCGGCCATGCCAACCGTTAGCATTTGTTTGGTGGTCTTGGCAACACTTTATTAAACTGGGAAAGCAGATAACAAAAAACCGCCCCGGAATTAACAGGGGCGGCTATTGTTGTTCATGATGTAGATGATGCAGATTTCACGGCGCTGTGATCAGGCTATTAGATAGAAGCACAAACCCCAGAATGTGAGAAATCCCAAAACGTGATAGATGTTATTCATTCGCTATTATGGGAACAGCCTTCACTCTGTCCCTCTGTATTACCTCCACCCTTGTTCACGGCATAGGCGAAAAACTCATGCTCGATCAGATCATCCAAATCTGCGGTTTCGCAATTTATCTGAATTGATGGGCCATTCATACAGGCGCTGCTAAATTCAGATGATAGGCAGCACATATTATGCAGCCCAAAAAAGACATCTATGCGGCTGCCAACACAATTTAGCAGATCACAAATCTGGGTGTTGCTCAGACTGTTGGCCAGCTCGGTGATGTTCACGATGGGCGCAATGGTTGGTTTTGTCATTTGGTCATTTCCTCTCAGTTAGTTTGTAGTGGGGCAAATCACCCCGGCCCCCAAATACCAAAACAGAATGAGGGTGTCCACAAGAGTGTTCCCAAGCTGGGGAACAAGGTGTTGTGCATATGTTAATCAAGATGCGTCTATGTGGTGTTGGGGGATGCCGATACTGCCAGCATAATGTTGGATCAATGTGTGTTCTAGTTAAAATGCTTGTGTGTAGTAGTTATGTCTTGACGTGTCAGTAATACTATTTTATCAAAATGATACAAGCAACAGGATCATCAGGAGAAGTAATGTTACTAACAAAGTTAGAAGCACAAGAGTTGGGCAATGCTCTACTTGATGCAAGTTTGTACGAAGATCAAACAAAGCCAATTTATGTGTGCCAGATGGACACTGGTGAGATGTTTACCGTAAGAACCGACCCTGATGATGGTCACGACAACGGATTTAAAACTATAGCTTACATAAAATAGTAATACATCGACGTGTCAGTAATTCTAGTTTTAGGGGCCTTTTGGCCCCTTTTTCTATGAAAAAAGACCCCGCCTTAATTAAAGGGCGGGGCCAGTGAGGCGTTGGATTTAAACCAACAGGGAGGAACGAACTAAGGGAGGTTAGTCCGTATTAACACCTTACCAAACACCATTCTGGGTGTCTACTATTATTTATATTGACTTAGCTAAGTGTCCCATGCATGTTGTCAGGGCTGATAACTACGTGAGGTATAGGAATGAAGCGCCATTATAAATACATGCAACAGGTCAAACTGAAGCAAGGAATGATCTGGGTAATCAACCCATCCAAGGCCGTTAGAAAGGCTTTAGACGTGGGTTATGAGAAGTATGATTCTTTCCAAGAGGCCAAAGATAGGTCATTGCAGATAGAAGCAGCCTTTGATCACTACAAACGCACACAGCGACCTACTAAAAAGCTGCACATAGAGGAGGACACTGTTGATTCACTGTTCCAATTCTACACCAGCCGTGATGCGTTCAAGAGCCTGTCTGAAAACAGCAAGAGAACATATCGTTTCTTGTACAAAACAGCATCAGAGCTACGGATTGGTCAGTCTAATATCCCTTTTGGCCGCATGCTAATTAAAAGTGTGAATGCCAAGACAGCAGACGACCTGTTTCTTACCATTAAGAATGAGAAGAGCGACCACCGGGCCAATAGCGTGGTCAAGGTGCTGCGTAGGATATGGTTTGTTGGACGCCGTGGCGTCTTAGGTGACGGTGCATCCAATCCCTTTCAACAGATGGGCCTAAAGAAGCTCACCATACGGCGCATAAGATGGTTACCTGATGATGTAGATGCTTTTGTGTCTATGGCAGATAAGATGGGATACCATTCTGTCGGTACATTGGCTCTGCTTTGCTATGATATGTGCCAGCGGCCCGGTGACATGCGCAAGCTGTTGTGGGGCAACTTCGATGGTGAAGCATTTAAGTTCAATCAGGAGAAGACCCAAACTCCTATGGATCTAGTATTATCCCCATGCCTCAGTAAACGGTTTGCTGATATTGCACGAGGCGATGATGATGACTTCATCATTAACTACGAGGCTACTGGCAGACCATACGATATGAGGATGTATGCCAAGATTGCTCAACTCGTGCGAACCAAAGCCAAACTAAGTTCAGATCTACAAATCAGGGATCTTAGACGCAGTGGGGCCACCGAGATGGGTCAAGCTGGATGTACTGAGGACGAGATTGCTGCGGTCACTGGCCACACTTCCCGTCAGATGCTTGAGATATACGTCAACCCCACACGAAAAACTGCAGCCCGTGGGATGCAAAAGCGCTGGGGTAATGCGTGAAGCTAATAAGTAATGCGTGAAAGGAACAAGTAATGCGTGATGTAAGTGAGGCTCGGACAGAGTTTGAACGTGAGCTGGAAAAGGTGACAGGTTGCAATGCCATCCAAAGCGCACAACTTACTGAGCGTTTGATTGATTTATTTAGCTCACTTAGAAGTGAGATCAGAAAGGCTACTATTAAATGATAAAGGCGACATACATAGACCACATGGGCACGGACCTGTCGGTAGTCAATGCAGCACGGGTTAGCTTTGGTAAGAAAAGTGAATGGTATGAGAATGAAGCCTATGGGTGTGAAAATTATCCCAATTGTGGAGAAGTAGGATGCCATCAGGACTTTACCTACGAATTGTACGAAAAAGACGAAAAGCTGATAAAATACTTAGCCGAGCATAAGCATATATCCCCCTTTGGGCATGCCTTTGCATCATTTCACATCAAGGCACCTATCTTTGTCGCTAGGCAACTGGTGAAACATAAGTTCCTGAGGTGGAATGAGATCAGCCGTAGGTATGTGGACAGTAAACCTGAATTCTATGAGCCTGATGAATGGCGTGGCAAGTCTGCTGACAAGAAGCAAGGTAGTGAAGGTGTTGTAGAGTTATACAACGTGCCTGATAAACGTAATCCAAACTTCTTAGTGGGTGAGACACAGACACACTATCAAAAACTACAACATGAATTGTATCAATCACTCTTGGATGCAGGTGTAGCACCAGAACAAGCCCGGATGGTATTACCTCAGAACACTATGACTGAGTGGTACTGGTCAGGTAGTTTAGATGCATTTGCTGATATGTGTAAACTAAGGTGTGCCACGGATACACAGGCTGAGACACAACAGGTGGCATGGGACATTAGCTTGAAGATGGAAGAGTTGTTCCCTGTATCATGGGTGGCTTTGATAGATGTGTAAATAACAGGACCGGAGGGCTAATGAACAAATGACTAAACGCATACCCATGAACGGTGGTGATGAATATGATGGCCTCACCAAAGCACGTAAGTTTTACCTGTGGAAATCTGGGCAGTTGAAGAAGATCAAACGTGCTTACAATAAACGATTCCGTAAGCATAACAAACAGACGTATGATGACTAAACTGCAATAACTAGAACATAGTAGTCAAAAATAGTTGCGTTGACGGGTAAAAAAGACAAAATATGTCAACACAACACAATCAAAGGCACTAAGCCCTTGATTTCATTAAATTTGGTTGCGGGAGTAGGATTTGAACCTACGACCTTCAGGTTATAGGGCTATATAATGATATCAATAACTTATATGACCCTCGCCATTGTGTTCCGATAACTCAGTGTCCAAATTAACACTAGACAGATGGTTTTTTATTGGTATAAGTGAGGGGCTGCCAAGCCCCGAACTAACCCCGTAAGGGTGCATAACAATGAACTATACTAGAAGTGACCAAATAAGCATCATAAAGTCTATAACCCTGAGAGAAGGTGATAGTAAGACTTTAGATTGTCCTTTCTGTAATGGACGTAAGAAGTTCACAATCAGTAAGATAGACGGACGTACAATATGGAATTGTTATAGAGCATCTTGTAGAAGTAAGGGTGCTTTCAATACTGGCCGTTCAATCAAAGCTATTCAAAACAAGATGAGTGGTACGGTATCACGTACACCTAGAAGAACTAATGATATACCTTCTATACTATCCGGTGTTGATAATCATCCAGCTGCTGTTGAATACCTAAAGTCTGTTAATTCATATCAAGCTCACACTGATGGATTGATACGGATACAATATTACCCTGCCCGTAACCGTGTTCTATACTTTAATAGTGATAACACAGGTGCAGTGGGAAGATCACTCAATGGCAGTAATCCTAAGTGGATGACGTTTGGTAATACCGAAGGAGGTATACAAGTAGGTGAGTCCCATACCGCAGTTGTAGTAGAGGATGTGGCATCAGCCTGTTCTGTGAGTCGTGTAGATGGGGTCTGTGGCTTTGCTTTATTAGGTACAAATCTCACCACACCTATCAAATCTAAACTAAAACACTTTAGGTGTGTCATAATAGTTCTTGACAAGGACGCTAGTTCGAAGGCTATAAAGATAGGTAAGAGCCTTCAAGTAAACACTACAGTAAAAGTAAGGCTCACTAACGACGATTTAAAATGGCTAGAGGTTGAGCAGTTAATACAACTGTTAGGGAACAAAAATGATTACTAATATGGATAGTTCATGCCACGGAAGGTTAGCTTCAAGTTGGTCAGATCCACACCAAGCACCACCCCTATAAAATTAAGTAAATCAGTTGCTATAGGTAACTGGTTATTATAGGCGCTGCTGATGGCAGCGATAACAATGTGTCCGTCGAAGATGCCAATACCGACGATAAACCCAAAGGAATGGTAACATGAAAGCAAGAGCTATTATGCTGATCGATCTGGAATTTCCCAGTTTTAGAGAAGCTGGCCTGTTTCAAGATAGAATGGATGAAGCACTTAATTCCCTTATCAAAGACAATAGCTACGTTGTCGCTACGCAAGTAGACTTGAAGGAAAGAAGGGGTGACCACATCCCTGACATCAAAAAGATGAAGTTCAGAAACAACTAATTACATCTTAGTGCATAACAATTAACGGCCTCATCTTTTGATGGGGCTTTTTTTTTGGTTAAATGCATGCTAGACGGACACCTAACTAAATCCAAAGGGAGATTAACTAGGTGGACCATTCATTACTCAAAAACCTTCTATCGAGCGAATTTTATAATAATAACAAGTCTAAATTGAAGAGATCACTCTTCGCAGATGAGGCTGCAGACCTCTACGGAATACTGTGTGATGCCCACGAAAAGTATCAACATGACCTATCAACTAAAGAATTGATGATCCTATTTGACCTCAACCACCCTGTGGCTACCAAAGCTGAGAAAGAGGTTGTGGAGGATCTAATCGACAGCATTAAGCATGCCCCAGATGTATCTGGGGATGTTGCACATGACGCTATTGAAAACCTATGGCGCAGAGAAATAGGGCGAGAGATAGCCGACGAAGGCATAAACATGTCAGAGGGCAACTATGAGGCTATGAACCGGGTACGCAGCCTTATTGAGCGTTCTTTGGATGGTTATCTTCCCGACGACTTTGGTGATCCTACTACTGATGATCTAGATGAGCTGTTGGCTGAGACAGGTGATGATGCACGTTGGGGCTTTAACATCCCTACATTAGGCCGAAGCGTCTATGGAATTGGTGCAGGTGAATTCGGCATTATATTCGCAACACCTGAGACAGGTAAGACAGCGTTTGCTATTAGCTTAATCGCTGGCCCGAAGGGCTTCTGTGATCAAGGTGCTAAAGTTCTGTATCTCGGAAACGAGGAGATAACAAAGCGGACTAAGCTACGTGCCTATCAAGCATGGACAGGAATGACCCGTGAAAGCATTACCTTAAACTCAGATGAAGCGAAGCGTAAGTACACTGAGATAAAAGATAGGTTGATCATGAAGGATACCCAAGATTGGGATCTGGATCGTATCGAGGCCTACATTGAAAAGATCAACCCAGACATAATCTGCATCGATCAAGCTGACAAAGTTCAGATTGCTGGTCAGTACAATGCCGGACACGAGCGTCTTCGTGAGCTGTATCGCCGTTTGAGAGAGACAGCGAAGCGTTTTGAGTGTGGGTTGCTGGCCATATCGCAAGCCAGTGCAGATGCAGATGGTAAGACACGCCTAACCTACACAATGATGGAAGGTTCTAAGATTGGTAAGGCTGCCGAGAGTGACCTTATATTGGGCCTTGGGCGTCACTCTGGCGAGAATGAAGACAACAAACCAGACAACACCAGATTCATAACGGTCAGTAAAAACAAGCTGAGTGGTTGGCACGGAACAATAGTGTGCAGCATCGAGCCGGAGGTATCCCGCTATGTCGCTTGATGGTTGGTTAGTATTAGATCTCGAAACGACTGTGGAGAAGCGTGGAGGTAAGTGGGACAACAGCCCCAAGAACCCAAACAATAAGATCGTTTCCGCACACTACGGTTGGCTAAGTGAAACAGGTGTAGAGTCGGTACAGACTGACTTCTACTACCATAACGAACTCCAGACCCATGCAGACCCGGCAAAGCTGCAGAGCTACTTAGATAAAGCTAAAGGTATTATCACACATAACACCAAGTTTGATGTCTTCTGGTTGATCGAGGCCGGGTTCCGTATACCAGATCGTATATACTGCACGATGATTGCAGAATACATTCTAGGTAAAGGCCGTAGCGTTGAGATTGTTAAGGACGAAGAGGGCCGTGACCAATTTGTACGCCGGGAGATAAACCTCAAGGCTACTGCGGTTAGACATGACGTTACTCGCAAGAAGAGTGAACTTGTGGATGATATGTTCAAGTCCGGCACAGGATTTGAGGCCATGCCTATCGATGTTGTTCAGGAATATGCTGAAGCTGACGTTGTAAGTTCCGGTGAAATATACTTAGCGCAGCAAAAGCTGTTCAACACCGACCCCAATCAGCCCCTACTGAAAATAGTTACGCTCATGAATGAGATGACTTGGTTCCTTCTGGAAATAGAAGGTAACGGCTGCAAGATCGATATGGATGTATTGAATCAGGTTGAGGGTGATTTCCGTATAGAGAAGGCGGAGCTAGAAAAAGCTCTAAACCGGATTGTGCAGGAGGTGATGGGAGATACCATCGTCAACCTTAACTCAGGTCAGGACATGACTAAAGTAGTCTACTCCCGCCAAGTTATGGATCGAGAGAAGCACCGATCAACATGGAACATAGGTGTGAATTCTAAAGGCAAGCCTTTGATGCCACCACGTATGAACCATAGTCAGTTTAACCGGGCTGTACGTTCTACCACACAGAAGGTCTACCGAACTGTGGCTATGTGCTGCCAGCTTTGTACCGGAATCGGTACAGTTCAGAAGATTAAGAAGGATGGTGAGCCTTGGAAGGTGCGCAGTAAGTGTAGCATCTGTGAAGGTCTGGGTGCTGTGTATGTACCGCAGAGCAAAGTTGCAGGGCTGAAGCTGAACCCTAGTGTACCCTCGGACGCAAGCATCAATGGCTTTAAAACTGATAAGGTCACAATCGGTCGATTGATTGAACAGGCTAGAGCAAAAGATAACTTGATGGCTATCGAATTCCTTACAAAGATCAAACGCCTCAACGCTATCAACACTTATCTAGATAGCTTCATATCTGGCATACAGACGTGGACTAGACCCTCAGGCTTGCTTCACTCCAACTTCAATCAATGTGTGACAGCCACTGGCCGCCTTTCATCCAGCAATCCTAATTTCCAGAACCTTCCGAAAGGCAATAAGTTCGAGGTCCGTAGGGCTATTGTTAGCAGGTTTCCCGGCGGAAAAATCGGAGAAGTTGATTTCAGTGGACTTGAATTTCGTGTCGCTGGGATGCTTTCGCACGATCAGCAGATCATCGATGACGTTATGAATGGCAAGGACGTACACAAGCAAACCGCATCAATAATATTACAGAAAACAGAAGAAGAGGTGACTAAAGATGAGAGGTCCCAAGCGAAAGCCTATACGTTCCAACCCCTATATGGCGGAGGTTCAAACGGAAAAGCCCCACATATACGATCCTACTTTGACTCATATTTCACTATATATGCAGGGCTACAACGATGGCATAAAAGCCTCGGGGACGAAGTCATCAGCCAAGGATATATCCAAACTCCTAGCGGAAGGCAGTTTGCGTTCCCCGGAGCTAAACGGCTTAGGTCTGGACGAGTTACCAACCACACCCAAGTGGTCAACTTCCCCTGCCAAAGTTTTGCGACAGCGGACATCGTACCTCTCTCGTGCATTCGTGCGCTTACAAGGTTTCGTGAAGAAGGCCTTCAGTCAAAACTGATCCTCACAGTTCATGACTCCATCGTCGTGGACATCCACCCAGATGAAATTGATGCCGTTGGAGTAGCCTTGCAGTGGGCTATGTCCGGCGTCGATGAGGAACTTAAAGACAGGTTCGATTACCAAACAGTCCTGCCTCTCGATATTGAATATTCAGTCGGCAACAATTGGATGGAGATGGAAGAGTTAAGTGTTGCAACGGACACCTAACCGTAGTATAACTAAGAACCAAATATTGAGGAGAGCCACATGGCCGAATTACAAACAACAACAAATGAAATGACGATGGCTGAATTGCACAAGACGCTGGGCATCAATGATAAGTCACAGTCAGGCAGTGCAACCCGTTTACCTGAGTTGAAGATCTCCTCTCAGCGTAAGGATAAAGAAGGTAATGACATTCGCAAATTCGAAGGTCAGTTTTACCTCAAGAACTACGAGCATGAGGTTTATGCCAAAACGGTAAAAGTCCGGGTGTTGTCTCAGTTGTTTCAGTGGATCGACTACGACCCAGATGAAAACCGTGTGCGCAATAAAACACTTCTGATCCCATTCTTCAGTCACGAAGCCCGTGACATGCAAGGTGGCATTCGATGCGGTAAGCCTACCTCTCGTGAGATGAAAGATTGGTCACCTGAACAGAAGTCTAAGTACAGTACGATCACTCTGTTTCGCCAGCTACGTTGCCTTGTTTCCTACACAGGCGTCACTGCCTCTGGTGAGGAAATTGTCGTAGAAAACGTACCTTCTATCATCCTCAACAAGAACTCATCCTACATGAATTTTGAGAATGAGGTTGTTAAGAAGATGGGTGGCCGCAACTACAGTGATGTTTGGGTTGATCTGGTAAGCCAAGAACAGGTGAACGGTAGTGTCACTTACTACACATGGCATTACTCACCCGACATCAAGAACCCAGTTGCTCTGGATGATAAGACTATGGAGACGATGGTTCACTTTGCCTCATTGGTTAAGTCTGAAAACCAGCGGGTTGATAGTTCTTACGAAAGCTCACTGAAGAGCCGTGTCATCGATGACGATGCTTTAGAAGCACTTGAGGACGACCTTGATGCGGATCTGAGAGATTGATCTTAGAAGCCAAAATACATCAAGTCATGGAAAGGCTTGCCAACAACGAATCTGATCAACTCGAAATTAAACGAGAGTGGATTGACGAGGCTGTTGAAATGGTCAGGGAGGGGCTTGAAAGACAGCTCTTCCGTGAGCAGGAGCCTTTCCGTGTACGCATGTCCAACATATCAAAGCCTACCTGCCAACTCCAAATGGAGAAGGCGGGGACGCCCAAAACCCGCATGCCTTACAATCACATAATGCGGATGATGCATGGTGATATGATTGAAGCCATTATGCAACTAGTCCTCCGTATATCAGGTGCAAACATAACTGGTGGAAAGAATAAGGTTAAGCTGAATGTGGCTGGTACAGAGGTCCGTGGTGAAGACGATATTGAAATTGACCATAAGGTATTTGATACCAAGTCAGCTTCGCCTTGGGCCTTTAAGAACAAGTGGTCTGAGGGTTTTGCAGGTCTTAAAAAGTCAGATGATTTTGGCTACATAGGACAACTGGTTGGTTATTCTGTTGCTCAGAAAAAAGAACCCGGTGGCTGGATCGTCGTAGATAAAAGCAGCGGCGAGGTAAAAGTCGTTGAGGTTGATCTAACTAAGAAGGAAGTCAAAGGCATTCTCGGGGACATGAAGTCTACCGTTAAGGCACTGGATGGTGACTTTAAGCGCTGCTTCGAACCTGAAGACGAAACCTTTCGTCGTAAGCCTACAGGATCAAAGCGTCTGTCTACTACCTGTGGCTTCTGCTCCTTCACCTCATCGTGCTGGCCTAATGCCAAATTACTTCCTCAGACCGGGTCACAAGCTAAATCACCACGTCACTATTGGTACACTGAGTATGAAGGTGAGAAGCTCTAGATGGCTATCAAAACTTCTAGTGCCAAACAGAAGGGCCGCAAGCACCAGCAGTGGACACGGGACCGACTTCTAGAGCTTTTTCCTACGCTCGAAAAAGATGACATCCGATCCACATCAATGGGAGCTGGGGGTGAAGACCTCCAGTTCAGCCCGGCAGCACGTAAGCAGATTCCTATCAGCGTAGAGTGCAAGTCATACAAGGCCTTTGCCATCTATAAAGTGATGGATCAAGCATCCGAGAATTCCAAAGAAGGCATTGAACCTGTGGCTGTCATTAAGGCCGACAGGAGAGTGCCATTGGCGGTGGTTGATGCTGAGTATTTCTTCAAACTTCTAGCAAAGTCAGGAACAGTATGAAGCCCGAGGATCTACCGAACAACTCAATGATGCTTTTAGTTGAAGTGCAGAACAACGGTGAAATGTCGATCTTGTCTGGAAGCAACCTTGACGACGACATGGATGAGGAAAACCTAGATTTCCTAAATGACATAATGACCGGGATGTTTATGTCTTTCGACAGCATGATCAACCTCTACGCATACATCGGATCTATGGCCCGTGCGTCTGAGGATTTGTACGATGAACTGCATGGGCAAGACCTTCAGTTAGAGCCTGATGCAGAACTTATCAAGGCTATTCGTGATTCAAAAATAGTCCCCTTTGATAAGAAAAAGCTTAACTAATGCCAGATAACGTAAACAGTCCCCCCCACTATAATCAGTCAAACATTGAATGCATCGATGTCATTCGTGAGTCCCTCGGGTCTGCCGGGTTTCAAGCCTACTGCCACGGCAACGCACAGAAATACCTCTGGCGTCACAGCTACAAGGGTAACCCGGTTGAGGACCTTGATAAGGCCATCTGGTACATGACCCGGCTGCGAAATGAAATTCTAGTAGAACACGGTAAGGATGAGAAAAACCATGCAATTTGAAGACTACCAAACACAGGCATCCAAGACCGCAATCTATAGTGATGCTGACGTAATCATTTACCCAGCCCTCGGCCTATTTTCAGAATCAGGTGAGGTGGCAGGTAAGGTGAAGAAGGTCCTTCGGGATAATAACGGTCAATTTCTTCCAGAACATCGTGAAGCAATTGCAGACGAGGTTGGTGATTGCCTTTGGTACATCGCTTCACTCGCAACCGATCTAGGTTTTGGCATGGAAGAAATTGCCCAGCGAAATTTAGATAAACTCAACAGTCGGATGGCGAGAAACGTCATCCAAGGTTCAGGCGATAATCGATAGGGAAAATAATGAGCAGTTTTAAATCAAATCTTAATCCAGCATTCAGGTCCAAATTTAGTGAAGACATCTTCAACCACAAGTATAAGCATGAAGGTGCAGAAACGTGGGATGCACTAGCCAAGACATTGATTGACGATGTCTGTGGTGACTTTCTTCCACAAGAGGAACTAGACCAGCTCACACAGTATGTGCGTGAGATGAAGTTTATTCCCGGAGGACGCTACCTGTATTATGCAGGACGCCCTAACAAGTTCTTTAACAACTGTTACCTTCTCAAGGCAGAAGAAGACACTCGTGAGGATTGGGCCAACCTGTCGTGGAAGGCTGAGAGCGCCTTAATGACAGGCGGCGGCATTGGTGTGGATTACTCTGTATATCGTGCCAGCGGTTCTCCTATTGCTAAGACAGGTGGTCAGGCAAGCGGTCCTATCCCTAAGATGAACATGCTGAATGAAATTGGCCGCCGTGTAATGCAAGGTGGCTCACGCCGTAGTGCTATTTACGCATCCTTGAATTGGAAGCATGGTGATATTCATGAATTCCTAGAGGCTAAAGATTGGGCCAACATGCCCGTGGGCAGCACTGGCAAGACGCTGTGGGATATCAAGCAAGAAGACTTCAACTTCCCTGCCCCATTAGACATGACAAACATCTCCGTTAACTACGACACGGAATGGCTGCTTAACTACTACAAGACAGGTGAAGTTGGCGAAGTGTTTATGAAGAACGTGCGTCAGGCCATGCAATCCGCAGAGCCGGGCTTCTCGTTTAACTTCTTCGACAAGGAGAACGACACACTACGCAACGCCTGTACCGAAGTAACCAGCGCAGATGACTCTGACGTGTGTAATCTAGGTTCCATCAACATGGGCCGTGTGCGGGACATCGATGAGATGGCTGACCTTGTCGCATTGGGTACGAAGTTCCTGATTTGCGGCACCATGAAAGCCAAACTGCCTTACGCAAAGGTATATGAAACCCGTGAGAAGAACCGCCGTTTAGGTCTTGGTTTGATGGGTATGCATGAATGGTTAATTCAGAGAGGATCTAAGTATGAAGTTACTCCAGAGCTGCATTCTTGGCTACAGGTCTATAAAGGCGTCAGTGATAAAGTATCGAAAGAAACAGCAGACGAGTTCTCAATATCCAGACCCGTGGCCAACCGTGCCATTGCACCCACTGGAAGCATTGGCATATTGGCTGGCACCTCGACTGGCGTTGAGCCTATATTTGCTGTTGCTTATAAGCGCCGTTACCTAAAAGGAAACACACGCTGGGTGTACCAGTATGTTGTAGATAGTGCTGCACAAGAACTCATTGACAGATATGGCGCACAACCGGATAATGTTGAGAGCGCCTTGGATTTAGCATCCGATTATGAACGCCGCATGGCATTTCAAGCTGACGTACAGGACTACGTTGATATGTCGATATCCTCGACCATCAACCTTCCTGCATTTGGGAGCAAGTTGAACAATGAGAATACGGTTGAAACCTTCGCTAATACGTTGGCTAAGTACGCACCAAGACTCCGTGGTTTCACTTGCTATCCTGATGGCAGTCGTGGCGGTCAGCCTCTCACTTCCGTACCATATAACGAAGCCGTAGAAAAACTCGGAGAAGAGTTCGATGAACACATCGAAACTCACGATATCTGCGACATCTCTGGAACCGGAGGTAGTTGCGGGGTTTGAGCAAGACGGGAATGGTCATAGCACATAGCCGGGGAAAGGATGCCTTCACAGAGGGCACCTTCTCCTCACCCTATGCTCTTGGCACAATCAAACACAAAGAATGGCAGAGGGGCTTCGATGAAGCCTTCTCCAAACACCGGGAGGTGTATGATGTACAAGGAATTCAATCTACAAACTCATTCAAAGTATGATGAGGCCGCAAGGTCCAAAGCAAAGGCGTTTTGGAAGTCTAATGGATACAAATGCACCGACAATGAAGACATCTACGGGGTAGATCTAATCGTTGAAGGTAAAGGGCGTAAGTTTAACTGTGAAGTAGAGGTTAAGCAGACGTGGCATGGTTTAAAATTCCAGTATGACACCCTACACATACCAGTACGCAAGGCTAAGTTCCTTGGCGATCCCACAACATTTATGGTCTTTAACGCTGGCTTACATCGAGTGGCTGTTGTTGGCCGTAAGGCTGTGCAGGAAGCACCCAGAGTTGAAGTTCCCAACCGTGAGATAGCGTTTGGTGAACGGTTTTTCGATGTGCCTGTGACACAGGCCAAATTCTTCACGATAGGAGCATAACATGGCTGAAGAAACCAACCAAGTGACGAAGGCACTGAATGACGCCATAGAGGCAGACCTTCAAGCAGTAGTAGTATCCGGCGTGGATTCTAATGGTCAGATATTTATGACCAGCTCAAATTCATCCCTGCCGTTCATGCATTGGACGTTAAATAGATCAGTGTTTGAGCTAGGTTTGTTTGAGAAAAACAATGCGGCAGAAGCAAAAAAAGACCCGGAGTCTGTTGACCCCGAGCCTGATAAATAATACAACATAGAGGAGCGGTTTGGTCACTGCTCTAGTTAGTTAGTGAAGCCCTCGGATTTAGGTCCGGGGGTTTTTCTATTGTGGTGCCAGAACTTTATCTGTTTGTTCATCTACGCTCTCAGCGCCAAGGTAAGTTCCCCGTAATGCAAGGGGTGTCTGGTCTGATACAAAGCTGGCCATTCTACCAAATAGGTTCATGGCTTGCTTGTTTTTTCCCTTGGCTATTAGCTGTAGCATGCGGTCAAATTCCTCAGGACGTGCCACCAGAATATCCATAGTTTCCTGTGCAACTGATTGGATGTCATCTACATAAGGCTTCAACACCGCTTTGCTTAGATTTCTAGCGATTGTAGCTTTTGTATTCAGTACGCCGTAACGTAGAGTAATCATCCTGTCTGTAAGTTTAGTAAGCTGAGTGTCATACGCTGTGTTAGAGCCAAATGCCTCACCCTTAATAGACCGGGAGCCTGTCGAAATGTCCTGAAGTTCTAACATATGTAAGAACTGCGTCTTACGGTCTGGATTATTCTTAAATATGATATCCAGACTGTTTCGGAAAGGATTGGCCGGGTTTCTTAGAAGATCCTGAATTTGGCGTCCCGATACATCGTTAACGGAGCCAGTAGCGTTACCTTTTTCAAGAGATATTTTTCTAGATAAGAAGACCTTATCCCGGATAAATTGAAGGTAGGCGGACTGAATGCCTGAAGTAACCAAATCTCCATTAGTGGATTGGGCTGCCCTCTTCATCAACTCATCAATAGTATTGCCTTGACCTATAACCTTGCTGAATATTTCATTGAATGCAGCTTGAGGTTCTTGTGTAACCTGAGGTGTTTTACCCGGTATAAGATCGTCTACAAACTTGGCGGCGGCATCTGTTTTAGCGGACGCAAGAAAATTAGAGTATTCCTTGTCGAGTTGCGCCACTACAGTATTAGCGTCTGTTAATCCTGCCTCTAGGTTATTTAGATTTCCAACTACTGTTCTAAACCTCTCAACCACATCAGGTGCCAAATTTTCTAAAACATCCAACTGAGGTCCTAATGCATTAATCATATCTCGTGCATTGGGGGGTTTACCTGCTTCTAGGTTTCGAGCCATGAAGTTCATAGCCATGCCAATGTAAGCCTGTGCCATCTCTGAGGTCACATTCTTATCTGTGCCTGATTGAAGTGCGGCTATGAATGCTTTCTGGTAATCATCTATGTTTTCCATAGACGAGGTTAGAGCAACTTTACCTGCGGCGTAGGCATCGGCCATGCCGGGGGTTAATCCCGTCACTGTTTGGCTTTGGCCTTCTTTTCTAAGAGCTACTTTAGCTTGGTCCTCAAAGGCCCGTAGTGGCTCTGTGGTACGGAAAGTCCCATCGTGCTTGCGATACAGATCAAGAGCGTCAGTAAATGCTGGGTCGCCTACGTTATCAGCAATCCGGTCTATGCCCTGAACAAAACTCCGAAGCTGACCTCCCTGTTCTCGTGTTAAAGGATTGTTGAATAGTGCCTCTGCACGATTTGATAGCATGCCACGAAGGTCGGTAAATACCTCCTCCATAGACACGCCCTGCATATCCAGACGTGACAGCATCTCCTCTACGCTTTCGTACACAAGATCACCATTAGGGGCTTCCGCCACTCTAGGGGTCATCTTTTCAATTATACGGTTAATAGGATCTGATACCGTACCCGTCTGAGTGATGGACTTAATGAAGTTAGGCCATTCGTTTGCAGGTATAAAGGATGTGGTTAGCTCGTGAAACTGGTCTACTGGAAGCTCTACGTCTTTGGGTAGGTTTTTCCAAGCATCACGGTAGGTGGTGAATGATTGTTTCCATGAATCGTATAGCTGTTCCCCGCTCATGCTATTAATAGCACGGCGTTCTGCAGCATTTGAACCCAGCTGGTTGTTTCGTGCGGCATCCATAAAGATACCCAGCACATCATTGTTATTCTTAAACTGATCTAAAGAAGCACTAACCGCATCTGCTGTTGCCTGTGCATTAGTTACTTTAAAGGCCTTGTCAGTTGCTTCCATAGCAATAGGGCCACCTAGAGATGATGCGGCTTCTTCTACTGCACCTGCTCCACCCAGCTCCTCTGCAGTGTCAGTCATTGCATTACCAAAGCCTTCAACAACTTCAGCATCTGCGGTTCTTACTGCAGAGCTTTGAAGTCTGCTTCGGTGCAGATCAATCATCTTTAAAGACATGGAGTTTGCTAGTTCATCCGCAAACTGTTCATAGTCATCAGGACTCATTAGCGACTTCTGCCAAGCATAGGCCCGGTCTACATATTCCCTAGCACCCTGACGTACTGCATCTACAGAAGTACGTGGAATCTCAGTTTTACCCAGTAGAGGAAAGAATGCTTTTGAATTGTTTCGTATTACCTCGCCCAAAATAGCCGCACGTTCCGCAAATATCTCTGCAGGTGCGCCAGCTACGTTGGGGTCGATATCTTTAAATACTAAGGCACCAACGTCACGATCAATTCCAGACCTAGTTAAGCCAGATGTACCCTTAAATATTGCTTTAACAGGTATGGCCGCTAAACCCGCAATTTTACCCAGAGTCATAAGACCGCCTGAGAAAGCTACATTATCTGCAAAGTTAGCAATATTACGATTTTCTTCCGCATCGTAGCCTAGAGCTTGGGCAATATTATCACCAAATAATGGCTTGGCTTCTTGCGGTGTTGTAGCTGTAGTGCCGAGGTTGGCACCTGTACCTAGTATGAATGTTTTAGCAAACACACGGGCAGCATCGATCATCTCTTCTGGCTTCTTCTTGCCCATCTTTGACCATGTTTTTGCTACATACCGGGCCATCTTAGGAGATAGGTTGTATGCTTTCTCCAGCTTACTAGCTAAACCTACGCCGCCTACAGAACCAATAAGCATAGATACTACTTCTTGGCCCAGCGCATCGTACTGGTTTGTCGGCGGTACAGTGGGGAAGTTTTCTTTTACATAGTCTGTTTCCGGGTCAGTCCCAATAAAACCGCCTGTAAGTTCACCAATTTTATCAGTGACACCCTCGCCTACACGCCCAAGGCCTTTAATGGCCTGTGCTGCGCCCCCAGCAATACTGTTTATTACCTTAGAGTTCACTGCGTTAGGATTAGGCACTACAAAGGTCTGTTTGTTACCCTCGGCATCCTTAGATACCTGTGTGCGCATGGACTCACCGCCAAGGGCACGGATTATACTACCCCCACCCTCAACTTCTGTTCCAGTTTGTTCGTAAAGGGTTTCGTTAGTAGCATCTACCGACTCAATGAACCGATCCCGCTTTTCCTTTGGACTTAACCTCGCAAACCCCGGGTCAGTCATAAGGCTCTTGTATACTGGGTTTTCAGTATCAATGCCTGTAACGCCTAGCCTAGTTAGGATGGAGGGTCGTTCATAGTAATCTGCTATAGACACCGGGGGCTTTTCGTCAGGCTCCTCCTGACTTGTATCAAATATAGAGTTGAAGTCTTCTTCGGAGGTGTCTTCGTCCTGACTTATATCGAACAAGCTGTCAAAATCTACGGTTTCTATATTAGACATGACTACTCCTCCGGCTGTGCATCAGAAAACAAGAAAGGCATGGTTTGCCTAATGTAGGCTTCGGGATATCCTCTTCCTGTTAGCTTCGTTATAACTTCTTCTGAGGTGAACTTTCCATCAGCTATAGCATCCTCAGTTCTCTGTATTGTTTGCTGTTTAAAGACACTGAGTCCCTCAGGAAGTTCTGGGGCAGCTGCTGGGGCCTCTATCACAGGCACCACAGTAGGGGCATTATTCACAGTATTCACAACGATAGGAACCTTACCTTGCGCCCAACCATGAATGTCGGGCATATTGGTCAGTGTCTTGCGTAGGTTTGCAAAATACTCTTCTGCAGTATTGAGTTCGTTACCAAACTTTGCACCATATCTTTCGGCTTCTGTAATAAGCGTTTGACCTCTGAGTGTCACCGCCGCACTACTTGCTTCAAGCATACGATCCGAAGCAAACTTCTGAAGACCTTTTGCAAAGGTGTCGATGTTGTTGCTGGTTAGGAGTGAGTTGCGGATGTTTTTGTAGTCTTGGTTAGAGAAGCCATTGCCTGTCTGTCCCAGAGCTTTACCCGCAGCAAAGATGTACTGGATGGAAGCACCCATGAATTGCTGGTAAACAGAAGCTGTCTCAGCGTTCATTATACCCTGAGATACCGCAGTATCTAGGTAGTTGGTGATTTGTCCTGCCAATGTAGTGTCATTAACAGTATCGTCACCTGCAGCATTTCCAATAATATCTAACATTGCTGTTAGTTCGTTACGCCCAGACACAAACAGAGAATTAACTTTCCCTGCGGATGTTAGAACGTATGGGTTTTGCCTTGCTAGTTCCTCTAGCTTGTAGCCCATAACAGCCACGTTTGTAGCCGCTCCCATTAGCTTTGTTTGGTCGGAAAGTAAGTTAGACGCTCCTCGAACAGATGCTGCCTTACTCTTGTCTAGTTCTTCTGTCTGGACTGAAATAGGATTAGGTATTACCTTACCGCTGGAAATATCGGTATATACTATTTCGCCTTTTTCATTTGTACCCTGTGTTGCTGAAACAACCAGCCCTACTTCAGTAGTAACCGCATAGGTTTGATCGTTACCACCAGCTTCAGATGCTATAATAGATGTCATTTCCACTGGGTATATGGTTTTCAGATAAGCGTCTGCATCAGCCCTAACTTTAGGATCAGTAGAAGTTAAACCTAAGGTTGCGGCGGCATGTTTAGCACTCACGTTAGATCTTGTAAGTGTGCTTGATTTAGACCCATCCAAGTTTGCTTTGACTGCCGCAATCATATCTTGCTGCTTTTCAGGTGTAGCATTCTTCCATGAATCTTGTTGCATTAGGACTGATACAGATAGTCCTGCAAAGCTGGTAGGTGCTGACTCTTTGTCTGTCATATTAAATATTGATAAGAGGGCAGTCCCCTCTGTTTTCTGCCACAGTTCCCATGCAGCTTTTTTGTCTTCCGGTGTTGCAAATGTTTCGTTAGCGTAAATATCCTTACGGGCATTAAACGCAATAGTTTTCAAAGAGTCTTCGTTGAATACGAAGTCTGCTTCTTCTTTAGCACTTTCAACTGTTTCCAGAGCCTTAATCCTAGAGGACAGTGCGCTTCTGTAGATATCGGAAAATTCAACGCCCTTACCTTCGAGATCAGCCTGAATACCTCTACCTTCTTCTGCAGTACCAAACGTAAGTGCAGGTAGGGAAGTATTTTTTATATCCACCATGTATGCATTTGCACGGGTAACCATGTTCTTTAGAATAGATGGTGCTACGTTTTTGTACTTTGGATCGTCATTAGCTGTTTTTACGAACTCGTTAAGCTGGTTTTCATTCATAATTCCTATGTCAGGAAATAACTGCAACTGTGTCTGAAGTTTCTCCAGCTCAGTTCTCATAGCTATAACTTCAGGATCATCTTGCTTTTCGAGATTTAATGCCGCTAACGCAGCCAATACCTTCTCGGAATCATCTACCTTTGTTACATCAATTCGCTCACCTAAAGTTTTAGATGTATCCTTGGGGTCCTTAGGTATAATCATTAAAGTCCCAACAGCATTAACTACGGTGTCTACTGGTGCAGACCCCTCTGTTCTGGCTGCGTTAACTTCGTTAACTACAGTAGTTGATTTTGATGTTTTGGTGCTGGTAAGGCCAGAAGCAGTTGTTGGATCATTGCGTCCTGTAAGGTTTTTCCACTTATCTACCCGTGCTTTAACCCGAGAATCTCTCTGTTCCTGCTGACGGGCACGTACCCGATCCATCCATCCACTTCCTAAACCCGCCTCTTGAAACGGCTCAAAAGACAAACCTTGGTCCGCACTTTGCTCAGAAACGTCCGATAGTAAAATATCGCTAGTGTTTGGTTCCGGTTGGGCAGAGCTTAAAACAGTATCTGTTTGGGTTTCTACCGAGGAGGTAACATCCGCATCAGCCTCCGGGGCTTTTGGGGCCTCTAGGGGGTTTACCTGAGTGCCATCAGGTTGATTTACCCGTAACCTGTTATCATTAATTCCTGACTGAAGGTCTGTAGCAATATTGTTAGCTGTCATTCCCCCTACTAAACCTTGGTATATATAGGCTTCCACACCATCAATTCCGGGATACATTGCGGCCAAAGCTGCTGCTTTTTTCCGGTAATCTTTTCCCTTAGTAGAGGCTTTGGCTTTGGCTTTTTCACGGTCTTGAATGTCCGTA